GATGCTCATTGCTGCATATCCTTTCTTTTCTTCGTCATAAATCCTTATTGTAATCAAAATTCGGCAAATGTAAACCGATTGACATGTTTTTCGGTGAATCATATAATAATAATTTAAGCTGCAGATAACAAACTACGTATGGAAATGGGAGAGTTGCTGCAACATGGCTCAGAAAAGCGCATACGAAATAGATATGCTCCACGGAGCTATATTTCCCAAATATGTCAGATTCTGTCTTCCGCTGGCGCTGAGCCTGATGGTGCAGCTTCTGTTTAATGCTGCGGATGTTATTGTAGTAGGGCGCTTTGCCGGCGCGGAAGCGCTTGCGGCGGTGGGCTCCACTACTTCTCTGGTCAGCCTTCTGGTTAATTTTTTCGGCGGTTTATCTACCGGCGTTAACATAATGGTTTCCAGGGAATATGCCTCCTCCCGGTTTGAAAAAGTAAAGAAGATTGTACATACGGGGATAGCGACAGCTGTTCTGGGAGGCGTGGTATTCGGATTTCTGGGAGCATTTGCCGCAGATAAGGTCCTGGTGCTGATGAGGTCGCCAGACAATGTCATCGGTATGTCAACCCTCTATATGAGGATTTACTATATAGGCCTTCCGGCACTGATTATTTATAATTTTGGCGCGGCGGTCCTCCGCTCGGTGGGAGATACCCGCCGGCCCATGATGTACCTGCTGTTATCCGGCATTGTAAATGCGGTATTGAACCTGATTCTGGTGATTCCCTTTAAGATGGGAGTCGCCGGCGTAGGCATTGCCACATCCGTATCCAATTATCTTTCCATGATTCTGGTGATACGGGCGCTGATGAAAGAAGATTCCTGTCTGAAACTTGGACTGTCCGATATACGCTTTGATACAAGAATCGTAAAGGAATTAATGCAGTTGGGCCTGCCCATTGCGTTCCAGGCAAGTCTGTTTTCGATAGCCAATATCATGATCCAGTCCTCGGTCAACAGCTTCGGATCAGTTTATATGGCCGGCAATGCGGCCGCTTCCAGTGTGGAAAGCTTCCAGATGGCTTTCTGCAGTGCAAATATGAATGCCGTGCTGACCTTTGTCAGCCAGAATGTAGGCGCCCGCAAGTATGGGAGAGCAAGAAAGATTTTCTATTCCATGATGCTTTACGGCGTTATCATTGTGCAGATCATCAGCCTGGTATTCATTCTTGCCCGCAGGCCGCTGCTTTCATTATATAACCCGGACCCGGAAGTAATCGAAGTAGGCGCACGCCGTATGTTTGTGGCCATGGTTTTTGCCTTTGGCGAAATCACGATGGATTCCTATTCGAACCTTCAGAGAGGCTTTGGGCATACTGTGGAGCCTATGATTACATCCCTGCTCGGAGCCTGTGCGTTTCGCGCAGTATGGTTGGCGACGGTTTTCCGTATGTACCCGTATTATGAGGTGATTATCGCAGTCTGGCCGGTCAGCTGGTTCGTGACCACTGCCGCACACTTTTTTGTATCCCGTAAGATGCTTAGAAAATACCCCAGGGAGGATGTAGAGATATGAGTGAAAGAAACCTGACGCTTCTGACAGACCTGTATGAACTGACAATGATGCAGGGATATTTCAAGGAAGAGGAAAAGAATGTCAATGCCATTTTCGACATGTTTTACCGCAGGAATCCGGACGGAAACGGATATGCGGTATCCTGCGGACTGGAGCAGGTGATAGAACTGATTGAAAACTTTCATTTTTCAGATTCAGATATAGAATACCTGAATTCTCTTGGGATCTTTGATGCGGATTTTCTCGAATATCTCAGGGATTTCAGGTTTACCGGCGATATCGACGCCATCCCGGAAGGCAATGTGATGTTCCCAAGGGAGCCCGTGATTAAAGTGAAGGCCCCTATTATGCAGGCGCAGCTGATTGAAACAGCCCTGCTCAACATCATTAACCACCAGTCCCTGATTGCCACCAAGGCCAGCCGCGTGGTGCATGCGGCAGCGGGAGACGGTGTGATGGAGTTCGGCTTGCGGAGGGCACAGGGCCCGGATGCCGGGATTTACGGGGCCAGGGCAGCAGTGATTGCCGGCTGTGTCGGTACTTCCAATGTTCTGGCTGGACAGATGTTCGACATTCCGGTGATGGGCACCCATGCCCACAGCTGGATTATGTCCTTTGAGGACGAACTGTCTGCATTCCGCGCTTATGCAAAGATTTATCCCGATAACTGCCTGCTCCTGATCGATACTTATGATACGCTGAAGTCCGGCCTTCCTCACGCAATCCAGGTCTTTAAGGAAATGCGGGAAGCGGGCATTCCCCTGAAGAAATACGGTATCCGCATGGACTCCGGAGACCTGGCGTATCTCTCCAAGAAGGTGAAAAAAGCCTTTGATGAAGCGGGATTTCCGAATCCGGTGATTTCCGCTTCCAACGACCTGGACGAAAACCTGATCGCGTCCCTGAAGGTGCAGGGAGCCACTATCAACAGCTGGGGCGTGGGCACCAACCTGATCACATCCAAGGATACACCTGCCTTTGGCGGCGTTTATAAAATGGCAGCGATGGAGGATCCTTCAACAGGGGAATTTGTCCCGAAGATTAAGATTTCAGAGAATTCGGAGAAGGTCACCAATCCGGGAGATAAAGTTATTTACCGTATCTACAGCAACGATACAGGCAAACTGGTGGCAGACCTGATTGCGCTGGCGGACGAAAAATATGATACCGGTGAAGATCTGCTCCTGTTTGATCCGGTGGAAACCTGGAAGAAGACGCTTCTGAAGGCAGGAACCTACCGGATGAAGCCGCTGATGATCCCGGTATTCCGCGGAGGAAAATGTGTATATCAGAACCGGCCCACAGTGAAAGAACTCCAGGAAATCTGCCGCAGGGACAAGGAAACTCTGTGGGAGGAATCCCGCCGTCTTGTGAACCCGCAGGAAGTGCATGTGGACCTCTCCAGAAAGCTGTGGGATCTCAAACAGGAACTGTTGGACCGCTATCATACGACCTGAGCATGTCTTTTCAAGCCGGAGGCTGCAGGCCTGCTGATCCGGCCTGCCCGTCGAATGCGTTCTGCTCCCTGACTCAGAGGTGACAGCTCACGGGCGGCTCGTCTGTCTGCTGGCCCGGCCTATGAACGCCCGGCTGTCTACGCTTCGCTTGCACCGGTTCGTTCAGTACGGCCGTACTGCGCAGCCCGGACCGTCGCCGTTCCTGTTCGCGTCACCATTCGCAGGAGCAGATCCGCCTTCTCCGGTTAATGCAGATAACAGCATCTTTGAGAAGCCGGGGGGCTGCAGGGCTTAGGCAAAAGCGACGCAGCGGGCGCGAGCATAGCTGGGGCTGACCGGAGTGCATGTCTGAGGCGGGTTCGGGCATTCAAAGCCCGGATATCGGGCGAACCCGCCGAGTTCGCGCAGGCAGCCCCTCAAAGGCGGCGGAGCGCCCGCAAGGAGCGCCTTAGGCCTGCAGCCCCTGCCGAGATAATAAACTAAGTGCAACAGAAGCCAACAGTTAAACAACTGGACGGACGGAGCACTTCATAAGGATTGCAAGACGACGAAGTGCGTCAGAAGTTTAAAGCTTCTGGCGCACTATTTTTTTATGCAAAAATCCGGAGGAAAAATGGGGAAGATAACAGTTGAACAGATATTGAACTTGATGGACAACCCGGGCACAGTGCTGATTGAAGAAAACGGGCAAACGATATTCGCAGGATATCTGGCAACATTTCAACATCATAGCGCTGAATACGAAGCTGTGAAGGATAAACCGGTAAAGCATGTAGGCATCAGGACTGATATTTCACACAAAAGATGGAAAGAGCTTGGACTGTTAAGCCCGATCGAACCGGATAGACTGCCGGAGTATTCCTTTTCAGATTTGCAACTGACCATATACAGACTGGTAGTAATTGGGAAAGACGAGGATAGAGATGAACAGACGGCCATGGTTGACCTTAGAGAACAGACGAACGATTGAGGAAATGTATACCGGAGGGCATTCGGTTATCGAGATCGCAAAGACGCTGAATGCGGATAGGTCGGTGATATATAGGGAGCTTCGCCGCGGAAGGACAGGAAACGCCGATAAGAACGGGCGGCCGGAGTACAAAGCGGAGGTCGCGCAGGAAAAAGCATATTGGAATCAAGAGAGATTAAAGCAGGAGGTATAGCATGAAGCGATTCGGAGAGTTCCTTCAGGCGGTTGGATTCATCGGAGCATTGCTGTTTATGTCAGGAGCAGACCTGAACGAGATCAGAGTGACAATCTGCGGGATACTGGCAAACTGCCTTTTGGTTGCGGCTGGCGCAGGCTTTGCGAAGATCAGAAGAAAGAAGCGCGCGAGAGGATATAACTTCTATCGCGGAGCCGCATCGGCAGCGGGCGTTGTAGTAGCAACCGGGATGCTGGCAGCGGCAATCAATATAGCAAATGCTACACCGGCACAGGCGGCGGCACCGACGGTTGAAACTCAAGCGGAACCAATCGTGATTGAAATTCATTCAGAATACGACGTGATAAAGATCAGTGAAGCGCCGCCGATCCAGGCGGAAGCAGAGACGGCAGCGGCGCTACAGCCGGAACAGACTATGGAACCGGAAGAGGCAGCAGGCTTTATCTACCTGGAAGAAATCCCGCTTACATATGATCAGCAGAAAATGCTTTATACCATGTGGACGGGCGCGGGCTACGACTACATAACAGCGTTAGCGCTAGCAGACGCGGAGACAGGCGGCACGTTCAGCACATCAGCAATCAATCACGATACACACGATTACGGAATGTTCCAGCTTAACAGGGCATCATGGGCGGGAACATTTAAGCGGGAGTTCGGCATAAGCACATGGGAAGACATGATGGATTATGAGCTGAATATCCGCGGGGCGATATATGTTTACGGTGACTGCGTGGACAGATACGGGGAAACGGAGCGGGCGATTGTAGCCTACAATATGGGGTATGCAAAGTTCGACAGCACGAAGTACAGCCGAAAAGTGCTTTCCAATTATGAAAAGTGGCAGGCGGCATACCAGGCTGCGAGGGAGCTGTGATGCTGTTCACGGATATAGAACATTGCGCCGTGAATGAGTGTCCGGATCACGAAATGAAATGCCGGATACGGTTCCGGCATCAGTGCGACATAGACAGGTGCGACTGGTGCACGGCGGGGTATAACTGCAAGCGTTGCCGGAAATACGAAAAATGTCAGGATGGACACAGGAACGCGGATATACAACGGGCGCGGAGATATCAGCTTAACCAGAAATATAAGGACTTGCCGCCAGCAAGCCCGGTCGTTCATATAGATGGGATATAAGATGGTTCATTTAGGAGATATCACGAAGATTAACGGCGCGGAGATCGAAACGGTTGACTGCATAATAGGCGGAAGCCCATGCCAGGATTTGAGCGTGGCCGGGAAGCGGGCGGGGCTTGCCGGGAAAAGATCGGGACTTTTCATGGAGCAGATACGGATTGTAAAGGAGATGCGGGATGCAGACAGGCGGCGACGCGGTACAGATTTCAATGTTCGACCTCGATTCATGGTTTGGGAAAACGTGCCAGGAGCTTTCAGCTCCAACAAAGGGCAGGACTTCGCGGCAGTCCTCGAAGAAACGGTCCGGATCGTCTGCACGGAAGCGCCCGATTTGCCTGTGCCTCGGGGGGGGTGGCCGTCAAGCGGATGCCGCTACGATGCAATGGGCCGATGGTCAGTTGCTTGGAGATTACACGATGCGCAGTTTTGGGGAGTCCCCCAGAGAAGAAAACGTATTGCGCTTCTCGCAGATTTCGGAGGGCTGTCCGCACCCGAAATACAATTTAAGCGCAAAGGCTTGTGCTGGGATCCTGCGGAGAGCGGAGAGACGGGGGAAGATACTGCCGCCGGAGCTGAAAGCGGCATTGGAGCGGCAGGCAGGATTATCCTCGACGACCAGGGGGGGCAGCAGATAACTGTCAGTGAAGACGGAATACTGCCGACACTGAGGGCGGAGACACACGGAAACCTGCCGTGCGTCATTCAAGAACCGAAGACATATTTTATCCAGGGAAACTGCATAGACAGGGCAGATAACGCCGGATGCAACGGCAGAGGATGGAATGATGAAGTCTGCTATACGCTGAATACGATAGACAGACCGGCGGTTTATGAGTCAGAGGCGGAGCCGATTATGATTGAAATGACGAGCACCAAGAACACGATCATAACGGATGGCATCAGCCCGACGCTTACAGCCAGGATGGGAACGGGAGGAAACCAGGTGAACTGCGTTTTCTATGCCATGCAGGGCTTCGGGGATTACAAGGAATCTGACGTAGGCAGCTCATGCAAGGCAAGGGACTATAAAGACAATACAGATTTAGTCATGACGGTGGACTGCCGGAACGGGACAGAGAGCGAAATCAACGGCACATTGCAGGCAAAGCCAAACGGCGGTTTAAGCCTTAACACAAACATTGTCTGCCGTCAGGGGAATACGGTCCGCCGGATCACGCCGCTTGAATGTGAGCGGATGCAGGGATATCCGGACGGATGGACAGACATAGGGGAGTGGACGGACAGCAAAGGGAAGAAACACCAGAGCACAGATACGAACAGATATAAAGCGCTGGGGAACAGCATTGCGGCTCCGTTTTGGTTTTACCTTCTGCGTCGGATATCGGCGGAGTACGAAAGACCGGCGACAATGGGGAGCCTGTTTGACGGGATAGGCGGGTTCCCGCTTTGCTGGGAGAAATGCAACGGGAAGGGAACGGCGCGGTGGGCGTCGGAAATTGAAGAATTTCCAATAGCTGTGACGAAAGCGCATTTCCCGGAACAATAAAATATCTGCGGTGGCGGAATAGGTAGACGCATGGAGAACGGTGCATTGGCAGGAAGCGGGCCGTCCCGGGTTAAAAGTGAAAGCCTGCTATGCGGGGTGCAAATCCCCGCCCGCAGATTGCCCGCCCGATCAGGTTTGAACCGGGAATAGAAACCGTTTGCAATCTGGCAGCACGTCGGCGGGTTGAAAAGCCGCAGAGGGTAAGCGCCTGGCTAAAACGGCGCTTCGTGACGCCGGGGACGAGACACCGGAGCGCGACGTTTAGAGCTGGTTTAGGTAGCGCGGCAAAGTACGCAGAAACCAGCCAGCGCCACGGAAAGGGTCGGAGATTCTTCGAGGAAAGGCTCCTGCGGTTCGAGTCCGCACGTGGCGAAGTAGTTCTGCGGCAGGGAGTGCACGCTCTAAGACACCCAAAATCACGCCGCTGAAATAAGGGGCTGAGTCCGGCGGTACAAGCAGAAGCGGGATGCTCAAATGGACGGCCATCAAGAACATGGACGCATGGCAGAAATGACCGTTCCCCGGACAACCGCGACAGCCGGAGAGACGGCAAAAGCCCCGCCGGATCCTCAGTTAGCTCAATCGGTAGAGCGGCGGATTGGTAATCCGCGAGATGCAGTTCGAGTCTGCTACTGAGGGGAAAGCGGGGCACCTTTACAGAGGAAAATGATATGCCGATGGACAAAAAGCGCTATCCGAAGGATTGGAAGAAGATAGCGTTCGAGATTAAAGAAAAGGCCGAGTGGCGTTGCGAGTCATGCGGGAAGCAGTGCCGAAGGCCGGGGGAGCCGTTCGACACGCACAGAAACACGCTGACGGTGGCACATCTGAATCACAGGCCGGAAGACATGCGGCCAGAGAATATGAAAGCGCTATGCGCACCATGCCACTTGAAATATGATGCGAAGCATCACGCGGAAACGAGAAGGAAAAAGAAATGAGGAGATATCTGGCGTGGTTCATTTTGGGGACAGCAACATGCATAGGCGGATGCAGGACATCAGGAGAATATATTGCAAGGCTGCTTTTGACATTTGTCGGCGGGTTCCTATTAGATGAATTCTTTCAGGAATTGGTGAAGAAATGAAAACGAAAGAGTGCAAATTCTGTGAGCTGTATGAATACATGAAAAAGAGTCATGCTGCAAGCAACAAAGAGCACAACAGGGATCCGGAGCGGACGTTCAATTTGAAATCACGGTATACGGCAGCCATGCAGATACATACTTACCGGACGGGCAAAGCGATAGTGAATCATGCGGGGTGCAGTACATACGGAAATTTCCCGCTGAGATTTTGCCCGGTATGCGGAAAGAAGCTTACAAAGGAAAGAAATGCTTGAATTAAACAGAGCCTACAACATGGACTGCATGGAAGGAATGCGGGAGTTTCCGGATGGATACTTCGACCTGGCAGTCGTGGATCCTCCATACGGGGACGCGGGGCAGGATTTCAAGCGGCAGGACAAGTCAAGATTCGGCGGGAAGTTCGACCGTTATAAGCGCGAAAAACTGACCGGGGGGGGTACTCGGAAGATTGACAGACGCGGCGGCGGTCACATGGAGAAGTACGGTACAAAGATCATTGAATGGGACACAGCGCCGGGAGACGATTACTTCCAGGAACTATTCAGAGTAAGCAAGCAACAGATTATATGGGGCGGGAATTACTTTTATCTTCCGCCTAACAGATGCTTTCTCGTATGGGAAAAGACAAACATACCGGAAAACTTCTCAATGGCCATGGCGGAGTATGCCTGGTGCAGCTTCAATGATAACGCAAAGATCGTGAAGTGTTCCAGCTCCGGCGGCGGCCGGTTCCATCCGACACAAAAACCGGTAGAGCTGTACGCATGGATCTTCGAGAAGTACGCAAAGCCGGGCTTCCGGATTCTGGACACGCACCTCGGCAGCGGCAGCAGCCGGATTGCAGCCTGGGACAGCACAAAGAAGCTGGACTTTATCGGCTTCGAGATCGACGAGGATTATTTCCTGAAGCAAGAAAAACGATTCAACGAACACGCAAGACAGTTGAATCTTTTTCATATGATGCAGTAGGCGGAACAGCAAAGCATGTATGGAGGTATAAAGCAAAAGTGAGACACAAAAGTAGAGTTGAGAGCATGTTCGGAAGCCGCGATACCTGGGGGACCGGACAGGGCACGTCGGAGATGCAGCGGGATCGGGAAGAGCGAAACCAATATGGGCCATGGCACGGGTTTATGATCCTGCAGTGCGCGGAATGCGGAAAGGTCCGGGCATTCAACGCGAAGCGGGAAATCTATGTTTATAAGTGCGGATGCGGAGCGGAAACGCCGCTGGAAAATCTGAAGCCGTTATACCTTCGGTGCAAATGTGGCGCTGAATGGCGGTACAGAACAAACCTGCAGGACGAGACGACAGAGCACAAGTGCATTCGCTGCGGGAACATGGTCAAGATGCGGCTGAACAGCCGGGGTACAGCCTACGTAACGCATACGGAAAGGCGGTATTGATATGGGGTGGCCGAAGCATAACAGGCACAAAACGTTGGCAGCAGGAGCGCTGATCGGAGCCAGCATTTACACCGGAAAAACACAGCAGGTAGCGGAGTTCAATACAGACAATAGGTTCATGAGGCGGATGAAGAAAGAAAAGAAGCGGACTTTTCGGACAGTCAATGGACCGAATGAGAACGGAGGCCGCCATGGAAATTGAACGGGCGGTAGATATTCTGGATCCAGCGAAGCGGCATAAAGATTTGACATGGGAAGATGTCCAGGAAGCTTGTGCAATGGGCGCAGAAGCATTAAAAAAACAGATCCCAATGGAGCCGGAAGCGGAAGCTGACGGTTACGCAGACGGTGAGTTTGTATACGACATGTTTCACTGCCCGGCGTGCGGGGCGTTATTCGAGGACTGGGAGGAATATCCGCACCACTGTATATGCGGGCAGAAAATAGATTGGAGCAGATGGAAATGAAACTGACAGAAACACCACTGATTGTCCGGATCAATACGCACGGCGGAGACATGCCGGAGCAGCACGGCGAATGGATAGACTTAAAGACAGCGGAAGACGCGGAGCTTGAACCGCTGGAATGCAAACTGATTTCTCTCGGGGTATCTATGGAGCTGCCGGTAGGATACTATGCACAGATCGTCCCGCGGTCGAGTCTTTGCATGAAGTATGGCGTCATGATGGCAAACAGCATGGGCATCATCGAGAACGATTATAACGGCGACAATGACATATGGGGATTTCCGGCAGTAGCCATAAGAAAGACATTCATTCCGAAGGGAACGAGGGTATGTCAGTTCTGCTTAGTGAAGAAGCAGACGCCGATAGAGTTTAAAGCGGTTGAAAGCCTTGGCAATAAGGACCGCGGTGGATTTGGAAGCACGGGGGACAGGTAATGAAGATATCAAAGTTTGTGCAGATCGTAAAGAGGCGCGGCCGCGGCATCGTGATTCATTTGGAAGACGGCGGCATTGTCCTGAGCACCGGAACAGCGATTTATAAGACGCCTGGGCTTCCGGATATGCGCGGAGAAGAGCAGATCAGAACCGTGCTGGATATCGAGCCAAAACAGATGGAGAAGATATATATCTCCGAAGATTACGCGCAGGATATATCGGACATATACGGCTGCGATCTTTCCGACGGATACGACGGGACCATAGGGGCAAAGAAGCTTCCGACTTCCGTTTTTGTGGGCGGGAGATTCGCGCAGGCTTTAGAGGCAGACGACGGCGAACTGATCTTCTATGACGACGCACTGTTTGAGCCGCTAAAGGACGTGGAGAAGGAAAGTGAGTATATCACGCTTGCAGTCAGGAAGACGCCGAAGGGGCAGCGGTACGTGATTTTCATGGACGGTTTTGAAGTTCTGGCCGCAGTCATGCCGATAGATGTTGTGAACGAGGATTATCTCAAAGAGCTGAAGAAGTTCGAAGAAAAGGTCTATAGGCAGCTCATGCGGAACGAAGCCAGAAAGAAAGAGAAAGAAGAAGCAGAGAAGCAGGGCGAGTTCGACCCGGAGACCGGAGAGATATACGAGCAGCAGACCATAGAAGGAACGGAGGACGAAGAGTCATGACAAATCAGGAGTTTATGGATCTTTGCAAGAAATCAGTCGTTGATTACTTCAACAACAGGAAGGATTCGACAGACAAGAATGGGGATATCACGGAAGACAACGTGTTTATCGTCTGGATGTGCAAAGCCCTGCAGAACCACAAAGCGCTTGTCAGCACGACAGTATCCGACGGCATGTATTACGAGCTGACATATAACGGAGATAAGGACGAACTGTACCTGGACGCATATAAGAAGTGGCAGAACGTGCTTATTAAGCCGCACGCGCCAAAGCATATTGAAATGGATGTGGTGTGATGGATATTGATGTGATGGTTGCGTTCGGTATTGGGCTTTTCTTAGGGACCATAACAGGAATATTTCTGGCCGCGTTGATGGTGGTAGCGGGAAGCGACAGGAGGAACGATGAATAAGAAGGATAAGAAAGAAGCGGCCTTTTACAGAATGACTGTTTCGGAAGCACAGCTAAACCTTATCCACGAAGCTATGGAAGAATACTTCAGGCTGCGGATGGGGCAGGAAATGGACTTCTGCAATGATCTGGCTGAGATGGGACGCGATCTTTCACCGAACAATCCGAATCACAAAGAGGCGTTTGATAGATATATCAGCCGCCGGAATCACATGCAGGAGATCATGAGGGCGTTTTTCCGCATCGCTTTCGAGCCGGAAGGGTACAAAGAGAAAACAGAGAAAATGCTGATTGCGGAGGATATCTGGGACGTTATCCGAGTTGCGACAGGGCGGAGCCGCTGGGGGACGCATCTGCATACGGGACCGGAACCGTCAATGCTGATTGAGAAGGTAGGAGCAGAAAAGGAATGAACAAAGTTATTTTAATGGGTCGCCTGACACGGGATCCGGATATCCGCTGGACACAGGGACAGGATCAAAGATGCATGGCGCGCTTCACGCTGGCAGTTGATCGCAGAGTGAAGCGGGACGGCGGAGAGAATCAGCAGACAGCGGATTTCCCTTCGTGCGTTGCTTTTGGAAGGACTGCGGAGTGGATGGAAAAATATGTCCACCAGGGAACAAAGCTTACGATCACCGGGAGACTTCAGACGGGAAGCTACACGAACCGCGACGGAAACAAGGTCTACACGACAGACGTTGTGATCGAGGAAGCAGAGTTTGCGGAAAGCAAGAATGCGCAGAACGGCAGCGGCAGCAACGGAAACGGGCAGCAGGGCGGCCAGGATCACCAGAGCGGGCAGCAGGATGGTTATACCGCTTCCGACGTCGGGGAAGGATTTATGAACATACCGGACGGCGTGGAAGACGAAGGACTGCCGTTTAACTAAGGGGAATAGCGGCAGGATAGCAACAGAAAACGACAGAAAGAGAAAAGCGGAGGGCGCGAGTGTGCGTTCTCCGCTTCGGACACGGGAGCCTTTTTAAAACCAAGAGAAAAGGCTTTCAAAAAATCAACCGTGAATTTTGCGGTATAGGGCTTGTATACCTCTCTTAAGTTTAGAGACATTCTATATAGGTCATAAAAGTATAGTCGATAGATCGGAGTGCTGATGTGGGCAGGGTGTATTACAGAGAGCAGAAACATATCTGCGGAAAGAGTTATGAGACAGCTCCGTACATGGAGGTGGATCTGTACCAGGTATCAGCAAGGGAGCACAGAGAGAGCCGGAGGGCAAAACGAAAGAAAGCAACAACGCTGGCACAGCAATGTTATAACGACAGGCAGGCGAAACGATATCATGTGCAGCTCGTGAATACCAATTTCGGGAAAGGAGATTATTCCTGGACGGGAACCTATAACGACGAACACCTGCCGGACCCGGGAGACACAAAGAGAGCCGATCAGGATTTCACAAACTTCATGAAGAGGGTCTATCGGTGGTGCGATAAGAACGGGGTACAGCGCCCGAAATGGGTAATGGCGACAGAGTATGCCACTCAACAGGAGGATGGGTCATACATCGGGCGGCATCATCATCACGCCATCATTCAGCATACAGACGGATTGACACGGGACGTGCTGGAGGAACTGTGGACGGACCGGAACGGAAACAGTATAGGCATGTGCAGATGTGACCGGCTGGAAGTGAATCACGGATCGGTGGAAAGCCTGGTCAACTACATCGGCAAGAACAAGCGGTGTGATCGGAACTGGCGGCAGAGCCGTGGACTGGAAAAACCGAAGACGCCGCCGCCGAACGATTCAAAGTGGAGCCGGAAACGATTTGAGGAAGCGGCGACACTGTATATAGACGATCGGGAATACTGGGAACGGCAGTATCCGGGTTACACGCTGGAACGGGTGGAAACAAAAGTGAGTGACACAGGGCAGCGGCACACAGTCGTCATTATGTACCGGAAGGAGGCGGGGACAAATGCACATGGAACTAAAAGACCTGCCGCCGGGAATGCGGGCACAGGCACTTAGACAACTTGCCAAACAAGAGCATGAGATCAGGGAAAGGAAAATGCGCTTACTCATGAAAGAAAAAGCGGAGCGCAGAAGATTTGAGAGCCGGGGAGAGTATGAGTTTTATTACGGCACGATTCTTCCCGACATTCGCGCCGGGAAGATCAGGGAATGTACAGAGCATCCGGCGTTTCCGTTGTTTGATTCTGCGGAATACTGCGGGATAAAGCTGGGAGCCATCCGGTATACGGCGGACTTCCGGCTTGATTATGCTGACGGGACCGTGGAGATCGTGGAAATCAAGAGCAGGTTTGTCAGAAAACAGCAGCGGGATTATCCATTGCGGCGACGCATCTTCATTGAGCGGTACGCAAAGCCGAACGGATGGAAGTTCAAAGAGATCATAACAGACGAAAAGAAGTCAGATATCGAAGCGTGGAAGGAGGGTAGCGGATGATATTTGCAGTGGATTTTGACGGAACGCTCTGTCATGAGTGCTGGCCGGAGATCGGGGAACCGAATTTAGAACTGATAAGCTTTCTGATAGCGGCAAAGCAGATGGGAGACAAGATCATCCTGAATACACTCCGGGAAGAGGAAGACCTGCAGGCGGCTCTCTTGTGGTGCCGGGAACGCGGCTTGGAGTTTGACGCCGTGAATGACAATCTGCCGGAGTTAAAAGCAAAGTACGAGAACAATCCTCGAAAGATTTGTGCGGATTTCTATATCGACGACAGAAATTATTGTCCGGGGCATATAAAGCTTCCGGGCGGAAGGAGACGGGATGGCTAACTATTTCAGCAATCAGAGAATGCTTGCGCAGCACGCGCAGAGACGGTATCAGAAGTCGGGTAAGAAGACCACGGAACAGCTATTCGATGATATCTGGGCGCAGACGGCGGAAATGATGCACTTGTGTATCTGGACGGCATTACAGACCGGGTACGGGCTGACGGAAGACAAGGTGAATGAGGTCGCGCAGTGGGCAGACCGTTTATCGGCGCAGTACATCAACGCACAGAGAAACAACGGAATAGATACGGCAAAAAAAGAACTGAAAATGCTGACAGACCCGCTGTTTATCAGTCCGTTCATTCTGCCTGCGGCAAAAGCCTTGAAGAAAAACAGGGATTGGGCAGAGCTGAACGAACAAAGAGCGGCGGCAGATATGGTGGCGCGGCTTTACGCAAGAGCTATGCACAGAGTGTTATCTTTCGACCGGAAGCAGATCGACCGCGTTCTGCGGCTGGCGGGAGACATTTACAGAGAGAAAGCGAAAGAAGCAGGAAAGTAACAAGGGCGGAGGGCGTCGGATGCAGCGCGGGGAGGCAAAGATTATTGTGTATTACTATACGGCAATACCGGACATGCTGAAAGAGTTCCGGCGGCAGCGGCAGGATATCGAGGATGAGTATTACAACAGCATCCGGGGTATCAACACGGACGGAATGCCGCACGGGACAAATCCGGGACGGCCTACGGAATCTTTGGGCGTCCTGGCGGCTGACAATGACGCCGGAGGACGCCTGAAAGAGATCGAGACAAGGATCGGAGTATTGGAACGGGACAGAGACCTGATAAGGGACTCTATAGACAGCCTGAACGGTAAGTACAAAAAGCTGCTTTTATTCCGGTATCAGCATGATTACAGTTGGACAAAAATTTCATTCCGGATGAAAGCATCTGACAGCACGGTTCGATATTGGCACGACATGGCGCTTGACCGTCTGGCTTATGCCCTGGAAGACGTGCCGATGGTGGACGAAATTTTACTGAGAGCCTCGCGCGCGCGGAAATAGAAGAAACTCGTTCCGAAGACACGGAAACTTTGTGCGGGAAGGGAGCTGGGAGTAGGTCGGGGAACCGAAGCTTTCGGGGCGTGGAAAAATCATCAAAAAGACGATGTTTCGCGGCAAAGCTTCGCCCGCGCGAAAAGCATTTCCGCAAACCGGGAAGGGGCGCGGGAAAAACAATTTGCGAATAGCCAAAAAGGAGGGGTATATGGCAGCAGACAATGTGAATCATCCGGCACATTATGAGACCGGGAAATTTGAATGTATCGACGTGATGGTGGAAGTATTCGGCGCAGAGAAGGTTGCAGCATTCTGTGAATGCAATGCCTTTAAGTATCTGTATCGGTGCGAGAATAAGCACGAGACGCCGCAGGAAGACTGGAAAAAGGCGCGGTGGTATATCAATAAGGCTTTGGAGCTTACGGGGCAGGAAACAGAAGAGAAACCGCTTGCGGCAGGCGGATTTATCACGGAAAGCATCGCGGGAAGGGAGCAAAACCATGACTTTAACAGACTGGGATAGCTTATCAGAAGGAGATAAGTTCAGAGAGACATTCCGGAGCCTGGTCAAGCGGCCGGGAGCAGAAGACCTGATCAAAGGTCTGGAAAAGATCGGATTCTTTGAGGCACCGGCAAGCACGAAGTATCACGGAGCATATCCGGGCGGGCTTGTGGAGCACTCAAACAATGTATTCCGGGAGCTTACCCGGCTGAATGCCGAGGAAGCAAGGAAGGGCCGCAAAGCATACAGTGCGGAGCATATCGCCGTCGTGGCGCTTCTTCACGATGTCTGCAAAGCACAGCAGTATAGGCTTGAAACGGTCCCGACGGGGCAACAGTACGTTTTCTGCGGGGATGCGCTGCCAATCGGACACGGAGAGAAATCTGTTATTATGATTCAGCCGTTTATGGAGCTGGATCCTATGGAGATCATAGCTATTCGCTGGCACATGGGAGCATATGACGCAGCGGCGCGGTCGGATCTGCGGGAGCTGGACAGAGCGTTTAAACAATGCAAACTGGCGGC